CCTTGAACACCAGTATTACCTATGGTTCCTTGTCCACCTTGTACTCCGGTATTACCTGTAGTTCCTGTAGTTCCTTGACCACCTTGTATACCCTGTTTACCTTGTAATCCTTGTCCACCTTGTGTTCCTGTTGCACCACCTGCACCTGTAGCACCTTGTGGTCCTGTATTACCTGTAGTTCCTGTATTTCCTTGTCCACCTTGAATACCTTGACCACCTTGAACACCAGTATTACCTGTAGTACCTGTAGCACCTTGTGGTCCTGTGTTACCTGTAGTTCCTGTAGTTCCTTGTTTACCTTGTAAACCTTGTAATCCTTGTCCACCTTGAATACCTTGACCACCTTGTGTTCCTGTTGCACCACCTGCACCTGTAGCACCTTGTGGTCCTGTATTACCTGTAGTTCCTGTAGTTCCTTGTTTACCTTGTAAACCTTGACCACCTTGAACACCAGTATTACCTGTAGTTCCTTGTCCACCTTGTACTCCAGTATTACCTGTAGTTCCTGTAGTTCCTTGCCCACCTTGTACTCCTTGTATTCCTTGACCCCCTTGAATACCTTGACCACCTTGTGTTCCTGTTGAACCACCTGCACCTGTAGCACCTTGTGGTCCTGTATTACCTTGTACACCTTGTCCTCCTTGAGCACCTGCTTGCACAAAAGTAACTACACAATCATCACCATTACTAAAAGTACCATTATTATCAACAAACTGTACTTGTACTTCCTCATAAGCTGTAGTTCCTGCACCACCGCCAACATTTGCTCCTGTAATATTAAAAGTAATAAAAACTGTAGAATCATCAGTTTTAAATATTCTTAAATGTCCTCTTACCGCGCCAGTTCCATCATCGAGTGAATCTACCCAATCACTAACGTCAGTAGTATTAATGTCAAAATTAGATAAACCTACTTTACTAACAGAACCATAAGCAGGTAAACCTCCTCCACCGGGCACTGGAATATTAAATCCAAAATTAGTTTGTCCCGGTGAACCAGCAGTAATATCAAAACTACTGTAATTATATTCTATACTATTTCCACCAAATAATCCGTGATTACCTTGTACACCTTGTCCTCCTTGTACACCTTGTCCTCCTTGAATACCTTGTTTTCCTTGAAGTCCTTGACCACCTTGTATACCCTGTTTACCTTGTAATCCTTGTATTCCTTGACCCCCTTGAATACCTTGTCTACCTTGTAAACCTTGACCACCTTGTACTCCGGTATTACCTGTAGTTCCTTGCCCACCTTGTACTCCTTGTATTCCTTGACCCCCTTGAATACCTTGTCTACCTTGTAAACCTTGACCACCTTGTGTTCCTGTGTTACCGGTAGTTCCTTGTCTACCTTGTAATCCCTGTCCTCCTTGGATACCTTGTTTACCTTGTAATCCTTGTCCACCTTGTGTTCCTGTTGAACCACCCGCACCTGTAGTCCCTTGTCCACCTTGTAATCCTTGTATTCCTTGACCCCCTTGTACACCTTGTCCTCCTTGAGCACCTGCGGCACCTGATTCGGTATTACGTCGGTTGACGGCGTTGTGAGCTAAACTCTTCAGAACTTTATTATATCTGGCCATATTATCTTAAAAAAAAGGACAGCAGGGCTCAGCCCTGCCATCTTAGTTTGGTTTAAATTATAGTTTTAATTCTTTAATTTATTTAACCAACAACCTCAGTCATTTCCATACGACAAACCCAATTGATGTTTTTACCTGCTGCACCCGTACAGAGAACTTGAATTCCTCCGTCAGTAGTATCAGCTGTGGCATTAATGTCCCAATTGCTATCATCTTCGTGTATGACTGTCTTTGTTACTGAACCTAATAATGCAGTAGTTCCTGCACTAGCGTTTCTGTCTAAAGCTCCTACAAGTGTATAAGCTGCACAATCATCGTCAGTACCTGTATTTCTTGCAATTATAGAAACCTTAAAAACACCTGCACTGTCGTTTGGTATGTTGAAACCTGAAACATTACTAGAATGACCAGCTACTGCTTCAACAGGTGTTGCGCTAGTAGTTTGACATTTTAAAATGATTTCACTAGTTTGAGCATCACCAACAGCAGAAAATTGTCTTCCAGCTAATGTTCTTTGTCCGTAAAACCTTGTATCTGCTCCACGACCACTTGTAAACGAATAATCACTTTGCTCGGCAGCTGCACTACCTATACTGTGACCTACACCAACAGCACCAAGACCAACTATACCATCGTCTACGGTAATCGCTTCACCAACTACCAAGTTTATGTTAGAATTAGTTCCAAGTTTATTTTCGAAACCAACTACACAATTGTAGCTTCCTGAAACTAACTGTGATTCTCCAACAACTAATGAAGCGTCTCCGTTAGAAGTTACAGTATTATCGTATCCTGCAATTAATGCATAACTAGCACCGCTGTGAGTGTTGTTTCTACCAAAACAAGCAGCATAATCTGAGTCAGCAGTATTACCTGAACCTATTACTATATTTCCTGTTGGTGAGTTTGTTGCATTCAAAGTGTTATTTTTACCTGCGACTATATTTCCTAAAGAACCTCCTAATGAGGCTCCTGAAGCTATCGAATTTCCAGAACCAACAACTAAAGATGCATTACCTGCATTTGTGTTACTGGTTCCTATTGCTACTCCTCCATAAAATAAACCAGCAGAGGTTGCTGATGGAGTAAGCGTGTTTGCGCCAAAGGACGCATATTTTCCAAATTTATATCCCATATTTTATCTCCTGTTAATTAAATATTACAGCCGCCGTAGAAGACCTTTCCCAAGGCTTGCAACCATAATTGTTATATTAATCATAAAGTGGAAGGCATTTCATCGCCAGCCTTCCAAAGGCTAATTAACTAAGCTTAACCAGAAGCTCCGTTAATAAATACTGTACCAACTTCTGGTCTTACGACCTTGAGTCCGTATCTCATAGACATGTATGAGCCGACAATTCCGAATCCGGGATTGGCTTCTTCTACAGTCAATGGTCTTCTTTCTACATAAACCATAGGTTTAGATGAAAGGTCAAAGATACCGAACCTTGTGGAAGGTACATATGCGTTTACAACGACAGTAAGACCGTACAATGAACCAACGACACCAGTTGAAGCAGTCTGAGCGACTGGGCTTCCGGGCATCATAGCTGCTTGTGTTGGGTTAGCTGCACCACCTGCTTCTCCCATAGCTGCTGTGAAAGCAGTTACGAAGTCGCCTAAGTCTAATAAAGACTTGTAAGCGGCTGGGGAGATGAACAAGTGAGTTGCATTGTATCCACGGGTAGCTACTCTATCAATACCTTGGGTAACATCAGAGAGAGCGATGTCTCCTGCTGAGTCTCCTGCGGCACGGATATAAGAGTTTCGAATCAATCTTGTAGATGATTCGTTACCATATGAATCCAAACGTGAAGTTGCTGCATCGATGTCACCAGCCACCATTCCAGTTCCATAGAAACCAGACTGAGGGTTAGTTGAGAAAGTTGTAATAGCACTTTCTGCGGTTGTTTCATCGATTGCGATGGTTCCGAATGTTGCGTTAGCTGCGTTTGCACCGAAAATAACTTGGACCGCGTGGTCAGTCATGTGTCGGTCGACAGCTCTGCGGGCTTCATTCAAAGCCATTTCGACTTCATTAAATCTTGAGTCTTCTATCATTCTGCGGGTAACACCTACTGCAATACCCCATTCTTTCACAGAGACACGCTCGGAGCGTAGCTTTGTGTGTTGGTATTCAGGAGTTGTTCCTTCGTTAATTTGTTCTAGCTTCATGCTAGGTTTTGCTAAAGTAATATCAATATTACCTCCAGTATCAGTTGTCATTGGTTCTGCGAAGAAAGACATGACAGGCAATTCTGCGACTTTGTAGTCCATTATTGCTTGTTTGTAGTCTATTAATACTCTTTCGCCGACTCCGCCGTTAACTGAGCCTGTGTTCATCGTGGTCAAAAGACCGGGAGTTGCGTCTACCATTTATATCTCCTTATTTGACTAAGACCTTGAAGTATGATGCTGCACCAGAGTGAGCCTCTAGAGCAATTGCGACAATTTTACCAGCGGTTGTACCTGCTACTAAAATTCCGTCTGCTGCATCTACTTCACAAGAAGCACCGCTTGCGATGGTTCCTGTTCCTAGCGCGTTCAAGACTACGCCTTTTCCTGTGATAACACTGGCTATACTGCCGGATGCTGCATCTGTTAATGCGAATCCAATGGTTTTTGTGGAACCAGTATCTGTTGCTGGGTCTACTTCTCCATCAGTTTGCATATCCAAGATGTGTCCACCGGATATTGTGGCTCCAGCTGTGAAAGGAATAATCCTTGCTGGTGCACCACCGTCGTTTACTAAAACTTCTGTTGCCATTTTTAGTCACCTCTATAGTGTTCTCGGTTGATTACTAATCTACCGTTTTCGTATTTCATACCGAATTCTCTCTTGGTTTCTGGTACTTCACCCTCGTCGGCTGATTTACCTTTTCCAAAAGAACGTTCGACATCGTTGCTTGGCTCTGGCATTGCTGCTAGAGCTTCGCTGAACCCAGTCAATCTGGATTCATCCCATGCAGAGAGTTCCTCTACACGAGCATCCTTGTTAGCTTCTTCGACTGTACCGAATAAAACTTCCTTGGATATGATTGCTTCTACTGCTTCAACTTTTCTTGCTGCTGCTTCTTTCTCTAATCTTTCTTCTTCTGCTTTCTTGAAAGTTTCTAGTTCTTTCATGGCTGCTTTGAATTCAGCTTCGATTTCTTTCTTAGATGCTTCTGCTGCTTCTAGTTGTGTACGTAGAGAAGCGAACTCGCGTTCGACAATGTTCTCTGCTTCGGATTTTACAGTTGTTTCTTTTATCTCTTCTGACATAGTTTCTACCTCTGTTTTCCCGTCTTCACATGCACATGCTTCTTCTTCACCACCACAACCACAGTCGTGGTCGTCTTTAGATACTTGTGCTTCACATTTCTCTCCTTCTTCTATTGTACATTCTTTACAGACGGGGTCCATTTTTTCATTGTCAATGAAACTTACCTCTGTGGGACGAATGTTGGT